TATGTGCAATGCCGATAACTTCCATCTCCAGAGAATCCCAGTCTACCAGCTTTTGAATCAATTGACAGATTTTTTCTTCGTCGTCTGCGATCAGTACTTTTAGCATAAGGCTATCCTTTCAAAACTGTTATGCCATTTATTATACAATAAAAATGACCCATTTAACAGACCTTATCACCCTTGATTTTGCTGAAAAGTTCAATCATTTGGATGATGTCGGATGGTATGAATTTGCCACATTTAGTAACAAATTAGTAACACGATTTCTTTCTTAAAACTCACCTACAATCATAGAACCGTCCCCACTTTTCCTATCTTCAATATACAATGCACATTCCAGGTCATGACCCTTTTCAGATACAAAAAAATACTTTTTCCCATCAATGGTCTGCTCACCTTGTACCGCATAACCAGCCGAATTAAAGTAGTACTTATGACCGTTGATCACTTTCCAACAGGACTTATAATAGCTACTTTCAGTATCCGCATACCACCAGCCAGTACTGTCACTGTTCCACCCTTTGGTATACTTAACCGCATCATCTGGGATTCTACGCAATACACAGATTAAACCCTTAGCTTTGCCGTTACTCGCCTTAGATGACTGTCTGGCAGTGTTATATGAGGACATAACCTTGCAGGAAGGTGTACCGCTACCATGACCACATAGTTTAGTGGTTGCTTCATCAGCTCCCAAGGTGTGTATGTACTCCACATGGCCAATCTGTAACGGTCTGCTGGAATCATTCCCTACGTACATCAATGCATCCGCTTGCCGTAGCTTACTAAATTCCGATTTGGCAATATGTCCATTCACAATCTGAACATCAACCTTTTCAAACAGCTTTGAATTGTACATTCCAGCCGTATTTAGCAAACTGGTCGGTAACCCGATTTTATCATACGTGGCACAGCCAGAAGAACTACAATCAGAATAATACTTTCCAGCACTGGGTGTGTAGACATACTGTCGTTTGTTCTGATCGTATTCGTTTCTTCCAATAATTATATCATATGTGTCTGCAAATTTCTGCCTTGTTTCTTTACTTGTCATAATTATTATTACCCTTTCAAAAAGGGGCAGGATTGTTCCCGCCCCGGTCAAAGTTGCGACATCGCAACTACTCTACCTTACTGTCAATCTTGTCCCGTAGCACAGCTATGTACTTCCGCAGCCATTCCGGTACATTTGCACCCATTCTACCAGCATTTTCAATGATGGACAGCAATTCATTGAGTAGATACCAAACGGTCACCAGCAGGCCGAACAAGGCCTTTAGCGGCATATCAAAATCAAGGGTTCCTGATACCTGAACCAGAACATAATCTACAACGATGGCCACAGCTATCACGCATAGATATCCTACTTTTTTGATAATTCCTTTGGCGCCCTTTTTTGAGTTCCACCCATATCCTGTGTCACCCGGGTGGTCGATGGCTTCTGCTTTACTGGCCAGCATACCGGATATGTAATCCACCACCATCATACCGGCAAACACGCACAGAACCGGGAATAATATCCCCAGCTTTGCGCTTAAAAAAGCGCCAACTGTAGTCAGCGCCGCTTGGGTTAATACTGCATATTCTTTTTTCATGTTATTATTCCTCGTCTCTTTCTTTTTTAGTGTAAGTTAAGCCGCATAAACGGCGGGTTACTGATTTCACTTAAATAGACACCTGCTCCTGCAAGTGCCTTCCCTTTTATAACCTAAAACAAACAGGTATGTTGAGTTTAGTTAATACGTTCGCTGTACCAACGACTCCGTTCTCTGTAATGCAAACTACTTCTGTTGTTGTTCCTTCTGTTAATGTCATAGTCCACCACGGCACGTTACTTAAACGTCCCTCTTCAACAACTATCGCTTTTATCCTATTCACCTGACCACCATTTGCAAATAGGGGATACTGAATCTGGCCTATTGATGCCCATCTCATGGAACCGTATGCAACTGTCCCGAAAATCTCAAATTCCGAAGGTAGCCACAACCAGTCAATGGTATTAGCCGATGCCCCTGTGGCCGATGTCAAGGATGAAGGATCTTTTTCGTCATATTTCTCTTCCATGTACATATATTTCGAAACAATTAAATCTTTGAACCCATCTGGTAAACCGCTGGCAATCTGCCCCAAATAACTGCGCATCATACAATTGTGCATCGGGCAGGGCATATTACTTGTAACCAAGTCATTATTACCACTCTCATTCCAAATATAGGTATTTGGTGGATACAATTCAATGGAGATCCAATCAATATGATGTTTGGGGTAATTCGATTTGAAATCAAATGCCGCATAAGTATTAATTCCTGCCACCTGCATACGTATCGGATACTCTGTTGTAATATCTCGTTCGGTATGGGAGAGTGTAAGTGTCTTATAATCCCCAACATGGATGTCATGTTCTGCTGTGGTTCCTGCTTTTGCTATATCAGATAATTCATCCCACGTAAATTCAGTCAACTCTTTTCCAACATATAATAAATTGTCATTAGTAACTGAATTTTTCATATCCTTGTATATCTGTGTAATTTTTTCTTCCAACGTCTGGATATCCCCGATTGTTGCATATACTCCCGGACTTACGTTCAAGGAAACATTGTCAGCATTACCTACGGTTGTAATAAGTTGTATGTATGCACTTGTCACCGTTACACTGTTATATGGGGGCATGTAGCAGTTACCAGAAGTTTCAATCGTTACTGCATATAAGATTTCACCCTTATCCGGGTCATTTGCATATAACCCAAGTGTACGCATATAATAACCAGTTTTTAATTCCGCATTGGTATATACTGCTTCAATCTTGACGGCAACCTCATTCGTGCGTTTAATATTTGCTATAAGGCTTGTTTGTTTAATGTCAGTAAGGGCGGACAAGGCTTCCAACTGGGCCAATGTGTACTGCGCACTGGATGTACATACTTTTGTGAACCCAACATCACCAGTCCCGGCAATCATCTTTGCCAAAAGCACCTGACCGTCACTTGTAATGACTAATTTTGAAAATTCTGCCATTCTCTTTTATTCCTTTCTTTTTAATTTATTTCATAGAAACCTACATAAACCGTACCGGATGCCGCTTTTACATCACCACCCATCTCATAGTTTTCATTGAAATCATTCGTTATCTGAATCTTTACAGTGTCTACGATACCGCCACTAAATAATGTACTACCTTGAACGCTAACTGTTTCTTGACTGTCATTTGTAATCATAAATGAATCTGTCTGAACTATTCCACCACCAAAAAGAACAGTACTCTTGACATTGCAAGGAATGTTGTTCTTGGAATCAACCACTATATTAGATGGAAGCATGGTATTGATGGTATATTCCAGTTCTTCCACCTGGCCGAATAATTCTAAGTTAGTATTCAAGGTCATGACGTACCCTTCTGTGAAGTTATTGGAAATGGTGAAATCCGTATTACTGCAAATAACCGTAAGTTTTTGCAGTAATGTTTTCCAAGTATAAGAAATATTACTGAACCACTTGCTTTGAACCCTTGAACGTCTGCTTTCAAGGGTATCTTCACTTGACGGGTAAATATTAAGCAGTTTTTCAAACCGGGAAATACCGTATTCATCAGCAGTCGCAATAAAATGGTTATATAAAACCCGGTCAGTTGCTTTCCACACAATGAGAAATTCAGGGTTTTCAGCTTCGAGTGCTACAACGTTTTCTTTGTAATTCTGCATAAACGGTGGTAAGTATGAAACAAGATCAGTTTCTCTTATCATGCAGACACACCCCCCATTATTGGAATCTGATATTTGGTCAAGGTCATGTTGCTTGTATTGTCGTTTATTTTGGTGTTGCTTACGTCAATGACACCTTTTACGGTCAGCATCCTTGTTTCAATCTGACTGACCCTGACCACTGTGTAATTGATGTCAGCCCATGCTTTTCTAAGTTCCAACAGATACGCATCAACCGCTTCCTGAATAGCCGTTTTCGTGTTTGACCAGTTGTATCCTTCATCAAAGGTCACGCTTGTGGTAATGTATAAATTTACCGCTTCCGCACTTTTCACATTGACCACATGACCGATTGGGGCAAGTCCATAACCTTCCCCGGCATTTTGTACAGGGTCAATAGCTGTCTGAATACTGTCAAGCAAGACTGTGCTTGCTTCTCCAAAATCATGAGAATTGATTATAGTAAGTAAAACTGTACCGCCAACAGTCAGTTTCTTTTCAAATGAAGCCATATAAACACTGGAAAGCCATACTGCAACCTCTGCATCCAATTCACTTATAACAGAATTGTACCATGCAGTAACTTTTTCACTGGGTATCATATCAGCTGGACGAATGTCACTATTCCACACCCTTGTGACCTTGGTGTCACCGACACCATCAATACTTCTGACTTTGGCAAGATAATCTGCACGATTACCGCCAAAGGTTTGCTCATTGAAGCTGTTAAAATACCGTTTTCTTAGCACTTCGGTATCTTCTTCATCATCACCCGGTATCAGTATTTCAGTAAGGGTTGCGGTTTTCAGTCCATCAATGTATTCCATAGGAATCATGTCCCCTAAATACTGATTTCCAATAATGCCCGCTGTTTCACACTTCACTTGATACTGTCCCGGTATAATCTGTTCTGTCACTACATAGTTCAAATCACCAATATTAAACTTTTGACCGGTCAAATCAATCGTTGTGGGGGTGAACTCACCTTTCAGTACTGCATTTGTTGCTAGTTCTGGGGTAATTCCCCTTTCTTTGCACAACAAAATGAGAAATTCCCTTGCGGCCGTGTCACCATAACCATTTTGGAGAATTGTTTCCAGTTCAATATACAGTATTTGAAGTTCAATAGCGGTGGCACTGTGTGTATCATATATTAGCGAACTGGGACGTTTATCAAGTTTATCTGATACTCGGTCAAGCATTCGCTGTAAAATCACATCATAGTTTTGTCCTTCATACATTAGATGTTCACCCCCTTATCTGTTTGAAAGTCACCAAAAATAGTGTGTACTGTAAAGGATGTATGTACCACACCTTTCACATCAGTGTCATGTTCAAAATCGGTCACATCGGAAATTCTTGAATCGGTCAGAAGGGCTTCTGTAATTCTCCGTTCCAGTTCCGGGCATACATAGGTGATTGGTTCACCATACAAGTCAAGGGTTTCAATACCGTAATACCAAGGGTAAATGATATATTGATACCTTTCAGTGCTCAATATCCTGAATACTGCCTGTTTCATGGCCTCTGGCCCATCAGTAAAACCTCTGATGGAATTACTACCTACATTTAAATCCATTTTGTATACTTTGCTTGGTTGTTCTTTTATTTCAAAATCTTGACTTAAAAAGCCAACAGTTGAAGGTATCATGTTCCAATCCTATCCCACACAATGAACTTTTGTCCTTCTTGCTGCCTTATCAGGATAACTTCATCACCGACAACCAAGCCGTTATGAACGGTGAAAGTCTTTCTTCCTGAATAAGTGTGATTGTGCGTATTATCACTTGCAGAACCGCCGCCTGTAAAAGTATCAGTGATTGTGTGAGTGTGGGTATGACTTCCTGTTGTGTGATTGACTGTCATGTCAGTATTGAAGTCAGTCACATTTCTTGAAAGAATAAGCTGGGCTTCACCAAGTAGCATTTTCTGTTCTACGTTGATTTTCAGCGGTGACGTAGATATTACTTCACCAAAGTATACATATACTGGTTTGGTCGCTTCTACTGCTTCAACTGCTGCTTTTTTCATGGTTTTTACAAATTCAACTGCATCAGGCAACAAATTCACCCCCTCGTAATGTTAAATCCATCCAGTGTTCACTTTCTTTATAGGTATGTCTGCACTTCTCCACAAGCATGAAGTTTTTCAGCTTCACATCACCCAAGTCCAAGTTGATGACCACCATTGACCCCGCCCTTACCCGGTTATCTCCAATAGCATTTGTGATTTTCAGGTTGCGGGTTTTCTTATTATACAGGGAAAGCAATGCATCTGCTTTTACCTGCCCGTTTTCACCTTTTTGCAAGGTATCAAAATACTGTAAGATTCCCCATTTGTTGATATTGGAAGAATCCTGTGCAATATATACATCCCTATAACCTGTATCTTCATTGTCATAGGTCAGCTTAATTTTGTTATACGTGTTGTCATCAATAGATGATATATAATCAAAGTTTTCACCCGTTTCTTCGTCAATCATGAGATATGCCCCCGGACTACCAACATACATTGATGGCAATGCTTTCAGGGTTAGTTTTCCAAAATCATCATATAAGACAAACATTTCCCCAATATTGGTCAAGGTCAGGTCAAGGGCATTTTCAATCATTTCAAAGAGGGATGTATTCTCTTCAACCCTTGATGCTATGGTGTACCCGGTGTTTTCCAGTGTACCGACATTCAAGGAATAGTCATCTGCAATCATTTTCACAAACTGGTCTGCTGTCTTATTTTCATAGACCATGGTATCTTTGTTTTTTAAATATCGCAACTGATCATAGGCAGTGACAGTGATAATTGGGTCCTTGCTCTGCTGCTGCTTGAACACAAAACCAAAAAACACACTGTCACCATTAACTTTCAAACGTACCGCTGAACCTTCTGAAAAATCCAGAATGTCATCCTTCAGGACTTTAAAATTCAACTTTCCGGGGGTACTTCTACGTTCTGTTGACCATTCAACCCCTTCTTCTATTGTGGGCTGGTATACTTTTGTTCCGTCCTCATTTCCAATTAATAGTTCAACATTCAGTTCAGACACCCCCTTTATGCTGCCGGGATGGTCAAGACCTGTCCCGGATAAATCAAATTGGGGTTGCCACCAATGACACCCCGATTTGCATTGTAAATTAGAGTATACTTTGAACCATTACCATAAAATTTCTTGGCAATGTTCCATAAACAATCACCTTTTACTACTGTGTATGATTGTGACGCTGCCGGGGCTGGTGAATTATTGGTTTCCCTTGCAGGCTCGACACTTGCATTTGGTTTTGATTCTGCAATGGTGATGTTAACTGTCTTTGTACCGTAATCTTTCCACTGCTTCAAACTGAACTTTACCTTGAAGTCAAAACCATTCTTCGCTTCCTCTGTGATTCTATAATCTTCCAGTGACACCTTAATGTTCGTATTTATCAGTTGTTTCCCGCTTGGAAGTTTCCGACACACAATGAACTGGAACGGTTTTTGCTTTGTTTTCAGTTCCTCAAAGACATCCATGAAATACCCGGCATCCTTGAACCTTGATTTATATACTGCATAAGGGTGTTTGACTTGCGGGATTTCAGCTTCAAATTCAATATCAGTCAGCCCCGACTTTTTCAGAATATTGATTTCACCCTGGTTGATTAAGTTGATTGTTTTATTGTTATTGTTAATTTTTATCTGTATCTTGTCAGGGGTGACAGGTAACAGACAATTTTTCAGGTATACGTCATATCCACTTTTGGCCATTTACACATGCACCCCTTCCGTAATACTGTCAACAGCTTCGTTTACCGAATCTGTAAGACCTGACATAAAGCCATCAAGGTCATCACCATTTTTAATAGTGTTCTGCATCCCTGACTGGTCAATATAAACCTCTGCTACTGTGTACCTATTTACTGTT